GGTTATGGAAAACTAGCCACAAATAACATTGGCGCAGGTTCTATTTATGAAGATAGTTATGCAGGTGATACAGCTTTGATTGGTGTTACTGTTAGTGCTGCCTTTAGTTATTCTGCAAGTACATTTACACAAGCTGATACAAATCCAACACCTACAATAACAGGAACAACAGGCGGTACGTTTAGCGGGACAAGTGGTTTAGTATTTGTAAGTACTTCAACAGGTGAAATTAATTTAAGTGCTTCTACTATTGCGGCACACGTTGTGACTTATACTGTTGACGGTGTTAGTGCAGATTTTAGTTTATCTGTTACCGCTGCACCGTTTGCAAATCAATTTAGTTTTGAGTTTGACGGAGTAGATGAAGATTTTTTGACAGGTTTAAATTTAGCAAATACAGATTTTACAATTAGTTACTGGTTAAACGCTAACGGAAGTTACACAGGTAATAAATACGTAGCTCCTATGTCAGTACAGCCAGGCAGCCAAACAGTGGGCCAAACTTTAGGAGCGTTATATAAAAGGCCAAATTTACACGCAGTTCATCAAGGTCTTGACTCATCAGGAGGCAATTATGGCACATATACTGCTACAAATGTAAATTTAGAGGGGGCTGGCTGGAAACATATTTTATGGACTTTTAACAACAGTACAAGACACGCTTATTGTTATATAGATGGACAAGCTCAAACTTTTACTAAACAATTTGGCAGTGGCACAACAGATTTTTTTACAGTTCAAAACTTTACTTTTGGAGATGTTTTCATTGGTTCATTTATAAATGCAGCAAATTATTTTCCTGGCTTAATTGATGAAGTGTCAGTTTTTAATTCGGTACTATCTCAAACAGATATTAACACAATTTATGGAACTGGTTCACCAAGTGATTTATCAACATTAAATCCTATTGGTTGGTGGAGAATGGGCGAAGAAGCAACATTTAACAGTGGTACAGGAGTTTGGACTATGGTCGATCAAGGAAGCGGGGGAAATAATGCAACGAGTAATAACATGGAAGAAGCAGATCGAAAAACAAACACACCTGCATCTTTTAACCAATTTAGTTTTGAATTTGACGGAGTAGATGAGGGTTTTACAATTGGAAATCCTACTGAATTACAGTTAACAAATAATATTTCAATCTCTGGATGGTTTAAAACAAGCTCCACATCTGTAATGAATCTTTTTACTAAAAGAGCATCGGGTATTAATAATTGGGCTGTATATATGCAAAGCGGTAAAATATATTTTTGGGTTTCAAAAGATGGTACTTCTGTTCCTGTACAAGTTCAATCAGCAAGCACTTTAAATGATGGTAACTGGCATTTTTTTGCAGGTGTTAGAGAGGGAACAACTTTAAAGTTATATATAGATAATTTATCTCCTGTTACTGGAACCGTTGCTTCTGGTAGTTTAGGCAATTCAAATGGCACTGTAATGATAGCAGAAACTGCTGTAAATAGTTTCAGATTTAATGGCAATTTAGATGAATTAGCAATTTTTGATTATGATTTATCTGGTGATAATATTGACACTATTTATGGAACAGGGCAACCCTCAAGTTTATCAACATTAAATCCTGTGGCTTGGTATCGTATGGGCGAGAAAGCTACATTTAGCGGTGGAAGTTGGACACTAACTGACCAGGGTAGTGGAGGAAATAATGCAACTAGTAACAACATGGAAGAAGCAGATCGAAAAGCAGATACTCCTTAAAATATAAAAAAATGGAAAATAATAGAACATATACAATTTTAAATATTTCAGATTTAGCAAACGTTGATTTTTCACAAGTTGGCGAAACAAGTCAAAACACAATTAGAAAGTCATTAGATGAAACACAATTTGTAATTAAATATAATACAATACCAACATTCATTAGTGATGGAACTGTAACACCTTTTGAGGTTTTAAGTTATACCGAAGTTTTAGAACTAATGTCAACAGATCAATGGAGTGAACCTATTGAATGAAATATATTTTTAGCATATTAGCAAGGCCTAAAAAAAGCAGAAAGGGTATACATAGCAAAAATGCTAGTAAAGGAAAAAAGGGATATAAGAAAAAATATCGTGGACAAGGTAAATAAAATAGTAATGGATGAGAATAATATATGGATTGCTTTGGCTGGTGTCATTTCAGCTTTAGGACTTAAAGAAGTTTGGACAATCATAAAACATAAAATTGATATTGGGGCAAAGAAAGAAGAACGAGAAGAAAACGTGTATGCGCAACAGATCGAAATACTAACAAATAAAATACAACAGTTAGAAAATAAAATTGAATTATTGATTGAGGAAAATATTCAGCTTCGTATTAAGGTTGCTAAAATGAGTGAAAGGTTAGTTACTAATGCAAAAAAAAGAGTCCAAAAAAGAAACAAAAATGAGAGTAATTAAAGAAATACATATCCACTGTAGTGCAACAAAAGAAGGTCAAGCAATAACAGCTGACACAATTAGAAGATGGCATTTAAACAGGGGCTGGTCTGACATTGGTTATCATTATATTATTGGACACCAACAAATAGAATTTGGTAGACCATTAAGTAAAATGCCTGCTAGTGTTAGAGGGCACAACAAATATGCTGCTTCAATATGTTATATCGGTGGATTAGATAGTAACGGAAAAGCAAAAGATACAAGAACTGAAAGACAAAAAGAGCTATTAATTAAAATGATTAAACAGCTAAAACATATTTATCCAGATGCTAAAATTCATGGCCACAGAGATTTATCACCAGATAAAAATAACGATGGTAAAATTGACGAGTTTGAATTTTTAAAGCAGTGCCCTTGTTTCGATGCGGAAGTAGAGTATTTAAGATTTCAGCCACAAGGATTTAAACCAAAAAGCGCAGCAGGTCAAAAAGCTAAAAAGAAGAAAGAAAGCAAAGAATGAAAAAAATTAAAGAAACTAAAATTGGTAAATTATTAAAAAATAAAGCGCCAAAAGTTTTTGAGATTGCAAAAGATTTACTACCCGAAAAAGGTGTTTTGGGTATAGTCAAAAATCTTATTGATACTGAACCTAGTTTATCAAAAGAAGAAAAACAAGAATTACATAAACAAATTATTGAATCGTATAAACTTGAAGTTGAAGACAGAGACAGTGCAAGAAAAAGAGAAGTAGAAATTGCAAAGGTTAAAAAGTTCGACTTTATGTTCAATTTAACTGGGTTAGTTGGTTTAGGAACGTTTGTTTTTTTAGTTTATGCAATTGTTTATATTACTATACCAGAGCACAATGAAAAAACGTTTTATACTTTAATTGGTTTATGTGAAGGAATTGTATTAAGTATTTTTGGCTTTTACTTTGGTAGTTCAATGCGAAAAAATTAAAATATTTATTTTTGGGTTTAGATCGAAATAAGTTACATTCTAAAAGATACAAAGAACAGAAGCAGAACAACCCTAGGTATAGGTTGAAACCTGATGAAGCTGAAATCATACACGAATATAGAAGGGCTAAACATGAATGCGAGAAGGAAGGTTTAGACCCTAGCACATTGCACAGTGGTTGGATAAAAAATAAAAATGCAAGTTTATATTTTAAGCAACCTAAAAAAGAAGAACAAGATTATAAAAAGTTATTTAAAGAATTAGTTAAAGATTTAAAAAACCATTCACCTAGTTACAAAAAAATAAAGAGAAAAAAAATTAATGATGGACACTTGTTCTTTTGTTGTCCTAGTGATTTACATATAGGTAAATTGTGCAGAACTTTTGTAAGTGGTCAAGAATACAATAATCAAATTGCAGTTATTAGGGCTTTGCAGGGGGTTAGAGGATGCATTGATAAAGCTAAAGGTTTTTGTATTGATGAGGTTGTTTTCTTATTATCTGGTGATTTATTACACGTTGATAGTTTAAAAAATACTACAACAGCAGGAACTCCACAAGACACAGATGGTTTATTTAGTGATAACTTTATGATTGCAAAGCGTTTAATGGTAGAAATCATTGAAATGTTAATGCAGTTAGCTAATGTTAAAATTCTTTTTACTGCTGGAAATCACGACCACGTTACAGGTTTTTTAATGGCACAAGTATTACAAGCACATTTTAGATTAAGTAAAAATGTTTCTTTTGATATTGATTTAACAATGCGTAAATACCATAAATATCATAAAAACTTAATTGGTTCTTGTCACGGTGATAAAATAAAATGGGACTTACTACCAATGTTAATGGCAGATGAATGTAAAGAATGGAGCAGCACTAAATATAGGTATATGTTTACGCAACACGTTCATCATAAAGTAAGCAATAAGGATATGATAGGTTGCACAATAGAAAGTTTAAGAAGCCCATCAGAGGCGGATGCTTGGCATCACAAAAGCGGCTACCAATCAAGCAATAACAAGGCAATAGAAAGCTTTATATTCCATAAGCAATTTGGACAAGTTGCGAGAATAACACATTTATTTTAAGTTATAATTATATTTTTTTTGTGTGTTTTGTAATTCGTATTGTATTTATATATATATTTACAAAAAAAACAATTATGAACAGGGAAATAAAATATACAACAAGAACCTTTTATGTAAAGGCAGATAAAATAGATACACTTGTAGAATTTCAAGAAAAATGCAGGAACAATGGCAGACGTTCTTATAGTGAGGTATTAGTTGAATTAATGGAAAACTATAATAAAAATAATTAATTATGGAGTCATATGCTTTTTATAATAGTCATAATGACTACATGGAACATTGGGAACGTTACGAAAGACATAATATTTTACAACAAAGGTTAATTACTATTATATTTCAAGCTAATTGGAATAAGAGAATAATAAACAGCCCAAACTTTATACTTTCAAATAATGATTTAAAAACTCATAAAAATAGGTTTGATCGTTATATTGATTTAATAAATATAATTAGTAAAGAAATGAAACTATTAAATATCAACTATAATAAAAAGAGAATAAATAAAATAAAAAGAATATTAACTAAAATTAGAAACTATGAAAATTAAAGAAATAGCACAAAAATACAATTTAACAAAAGAAGACTTTTGGGAATTAAAAAGGGGTTCGCGATCAATGTGGATAATTACTCACGACGCATGCGAAAAGATAGCAGCAAAAGAGAATATTCAATTTGGTGCGCCTACAATATATAGAGACAGCAACAAAGATGTTGCGATTGTTGGAGATGCAAAACGTGGGAATAAAATTATTTGGAGCACAGGCGAAGCATCACCAGAAAACTGCAAAGCTCCTTACCCTTATGCAATGGCCGAGAAAAGGCTAAAAGATCGTTTAACGCTCAAATTAATTAATGCCTATGAATACGGTATTTATTCAGATGTAGAAGCAGACAATTTTAAAAAACAATAAAAATAATTTGCGTTTATAAATATAATTATATATATTTGAATAAATAAAACTTAAAACTATGAAAAAAGAAAGTAAAGGAAACAAACAAGCAGAAAAATTAATTAAAACGTTAAGAGAGAAAGTTTATCCTAAATTAAGCAATGACGATATAACAGACTTTAAAATAATGATGGCTGATCATTTAGGATTAGAGCTTCCAAGTTATTTAAAACCTCAAAAGAATTGGTTTGCTGAAAACATGAATGACGATCTTAATAATTTAAATGCATTAACAATAAAATAAAAAACTATGAAAAAAAATAATTTAAGTTATAGCGCACTTTCGCAATTTAAAAAATCCCCAAATCATTTATTGGCTTATTGGAATAAAGAATTTAAAACAACTGATGCAATGCAGTTTGGTTCATTAGTACATAAATTAATTTTACAGCCCGATACATTTGGCGATGACTTTGCAGTTTTTGAAGGTGCAAGACGTGCTGGAAAAGCATGGCAAGAATTTAGCCAAACCAACCAAGATAAAACAATTATTAAACAATCTGAACTTGATGCAGCAAATAATATTTTAAATAATGCTATGCAGCACGATATAGTTAAAACAATGTTACAAAATGCAACAGCTAAAGAATTAGAACTTAATTGGCAACATAAAGAAGTTAATTTTAAAGGCTTTGCAGACATTTTAACAACTTATGAAGGTAAACAATGCGTTGTTGACATTAAAACAACCACAGATGCTGGAAAACGTTTTGAACGTGATTTATATTATAATGATTACAAAATGCAGTTAGCAATGTATCAAGATCAGTTTGGAAAAGATTGTGAAGCTTATATAATAGCTATAGAAACAACAACTCCATTTAATGTACAAGTTTATAAATTAGATGATAGTTTATTATTTAAAGGGTGGATGGACTATGACTATTTAACTGAAAAGTTTAAAGAATGGGACGGAAAACATTATAATAGTTCAATAATAGAAGTTAAAACAGAAATAGAAGAAATAATTTAAAAAATGGTAATTAATAACGAAATATTTGACACTTATAGGATTGAGGAGTCAAAAATAAAAGAAAGCATAAGTTTTTTAAAAGAAAATAATTATGTTGTAATAAAAAAAGATAAGTTTAACGAATTAATTAAAACAATAACAGATGAATAAAGAAGAAATAATCTACTGCGGTAGTGGTAAAGTAATGAATGAAAATTGGTTAAAAGTAACAATTAACCCTGCAAAAATTGCTAAATATATTGAAGAATATAACGGAAATAAATTTGTAAAGTTAAATATCAATATAAAGCAAGAAGCGGATCAGTACGGAAAAAATGTTAGTATTAGTGTAGATACGTGGAAACCAGAAAAAAAACAAACTAAAGTTGAAGAAGATGACTTACCCTTTTAAAGTTGATATAATATTAAATAGATTTCAAAAAAATGGCTTAACGTTAAAATATGAGTTCACAAGAAAAATATAATAATTTTGGTGATGTGGTAAAATTTCGCATCACCAATTTATTAAAAAAAGGTTATGATGAATATTATATTAGAGATACATTCGGCCTTTCATTAAAATTTACAAGAAATGTTTTATGGCCTAAAATTCAAAAAGTAAAAATTGTTTATTTTGGAAGCAAACAAGAATCTTATTACGAAAATGAAATGGACTACGGTAAATTAGAACTTAATTATAGTTTTAGTGAATTAAATAACAATAAAATACAAGCTTATAATAATTATGAATAAAATCAAACAACTAATAAAAAAAAATTTAAATAATTTAGATTTTGACGAAAAAATAAATTTGATCAATGATTTAAGATTGTTTTTGCATCAAAACAGCCCTTTTAAAAACGAACCTGTTGATTTTGTTAGGTGGGTTAAATGTGAAGATGTAGTTTCTAATGATTACAATCCAAATAAGGTAGCTCCTCCAGAAATGGAACTTTTAGAAGTCTCAATAATAAATGATGGTTATACTCAACCAATTGTTACTTGGGATAACTACGAAAAAAATAAAATAGAAGTTATTGATGGTTTTCATAGAAATAGAGTTGGTAAAGAATCTAAAATTATAAATAAAAGAATAAATGGTTACTTACCTGTTGTAAATATAAGAAATGAACAATCTTCAAAAAACGATAGAATAGCATCTACTATTAGGCACAATAGAGCAAGAGGAAAACACCAAGTTAATGCAATGAGTGAAATTGTTATTGAATTAAAAAATAGAAACTGGACAAATAAAAGAATATCAAAACAGTTAGGTATGGATGAAGAAGAAGTTTTAAGGTTATGTCAAGTTAGTGGATTAGAGCATTTATTCAATGATAAAGATTTTTCAAAAGCTTGGGAATCATCTGATTATGTAGAAAATAATTATGAAATATTAACTGATGATGTTAGTGATGTTATCGACTTATATAAAATACCATTAGAAGATGATAAAGAAAGAATTTTTCACACTTACGATAAATGGGAATGTCACAAAGCAGGCTTTTATAAAAGCAAATTAAATGATTTATCACACGAAGAATGTGAAAATAAATTTATAGAAATAATGACTAATGAAAAATTATTTGATGAATCACTAAATAGAGTTATAAATGAATGGAAATATAGTTGTGAACATTATCTTACAAATAAAGCAATGAATAGAATTGCTTGGTTAGGTCAAGCTGCAGTTTGTATATTATCTGGTGTTCCTTCAAAATATTCTACTGCTTGGAGTAAGTTAAATAAAGAACAACAAAATAAAGCAAACTTAATAGCTAACAAATATTTAAACATTTGGTTAGAAAAAAATAAAATGCAAAAATTAGATTTAGAAGATGCATTAAATATTAACAGACAAATTGAATTATATTAATTATGGCAACAAAATACTATTTAAATAAAAACGTGCTACAAGCATCTAGAGAAAGGATATTTAAAGTTTTTGATTCTTTTGAAAAATATTATATAAGTTTTTCTGGAGGTAAAGATTCAACTGTTATGACTCATTTAGTTTTAGATGAAGCTATAAAAAGAAATAAAAAAGTTGGGCTTTTGATAATAGATTTGGAAGCTCAATATGAAAATACAATTCAACATATAGAAGAAATTATTGAAAAGTATAAAGACAATATAGATTTACATTGGTTTTGTGGTGAATTATTATTAAGAAACGCAGTAAGTGATTTTCAACCAAAATGGACTTGTTGGGATAATAATAATGAAAATATATGGGTTAGAGAAAAACCAAATAAAGCAAGTGATTTATCACAATATGATTTTTATGTTCCTAAAATGGAATTTGAAGAGTTTATGGTTTTATTTGGTAAATGGTATGCTCAAGACAAATTAACTGCTGGATTTATAGGTATAAGATCCGATGAAAGTTTACATAGATATCGAGCTATTACATCTAATAAGAAAAATTTAACTTATAATAATTATAAATGGACTACAAAACTTAATAATAATTTATTTAATGTTTATCCAATTTATGATTGGAGAACTGAAGATATATGGATTTTTCACTCAAAATATAAAAATTTATGTCATAATAAAATTTATGATTTAATGACAATGGCAGGTGTTAAATTAAGTAATCAAAGGTTGTGTCAACCTTATGGAGATGACCAAAAAAAAGGATTATGGTTGTATCATATTTTAGAAAGCAATACTTGGTATAAATTATTAAATAGAGTGAGTGGAGTTAATAGTGGTTCATTATATATTAATGAAAAGGGTAATATTAATGGTTACAATAATGTTACAAAACCAGATAATCATACTTGGGAAAGTTATTGTAATTATTTACTTAAATCATTACCATATAAGATGCAAATACATTATAAACAAAAATTTAAAAAGTTTATAGTTGGATGGAAAAAAAGAGGCTATGCAAAAATACCAGACGAAGCTCCGCACGATTTAGAAGTGAAATGTTGGGCTCCATCTTGGAAAAGAATGGTTAGATGTATTTTAAGAAATGATTATTACTGCAAAGGATTAGGTCAAACACAGCCAAAATCAGAAGCTTATGAAAAATATAAATCAATAAAATATAAAAGAAAATTAGAATCTGAATTATGAAAATATATAACATCAATTTAGAAAATAAAAATAAAATTTGGAATTGGTTAAAATCAAATAATATAGCTCAAAGAGGAAAATTTGATGGAAGCAAAGAAAAACAACTTATTGGACTAATTGGCGAGTTTGAATTTTATTATATTTTATTTGGTTCTTATCCTCCATTTAAAAATACATTTGACAAAGGAGTTGATATATTGTATAATAATAAATCTATTGATGTGAAAACAATGTCTAGGAATGTTAATTGTCAAGATCACTATGTAAACAATTTTCTTGAATGTCAATTAAAATATAATTGTGATATTATTGTTTTCTTATCTATCAATATGAAAAAAAATACTTTTCAAATATGTGGTTATATACCAAAAAAAGAAATATCAGAAAAAGGTATTTTATATAAGAAAGGAGATATAAGAACAAGAGATGATAAAACTAAATTTATTTGTGAAGAAAATATGTATGAAATTAAAAATGTAGATTTATATAAATTTTAAAAACTATAAAAAACTAAATATGAAAAAATTACCATGGTTTAAATTTTTTCCTAACCAATGGCTAACAGGCACGATCTCTTTTATGGAATTAGATGAGCAGGGAGCTTTTTTAAAAGTTTGTTTATACTATTGGTCTAAAGAATGTAATATTACTTTAGAACAAATTAAAACGTTAATACCAAAACAATGGCAAGCACTTATTGATGCTAATTTATTTAAGATTGAAAATGATAGTATTAAAATAAAATGGTTAGATGAGCAATACGAAGAAAGATTAAAAGAACATGAAAGAAATGTTGTCAATGGTCGTAAGGGGGGCTTAAGCACCGCTAAAGCATTAAGAAAAGAAAAGAAAAGAAAAGATAAATACGCAAACGACAATTTATTAAAAATAACACCTGAACTACGAAAATTACTTAATAAATGATATTAAAGGATAGTTCTACAATACCGTATTTAAAAGCATTTAAAGAAGGTAAAATAAAAAAAGGTATTGGTATAAATTGTGTTTTAGATGATTATTTCTTATATAAAAAAGGAAACTTTAACATGTTTTTAGGTCTAGACAATGTTGGCAAAACAAATTTTATATTATGGTATTTAACAGCATTAAGTAAACTGCATAAAAAAAAGTGGTGTATTTGGTCAGGTGAAAACAACCCAGGACAATTAAAAAGAGATATTATTCAAATGTGGACTGGTGAAAAGATAAAAGACTTGAACGAATATTTATTTTATCATGATGAAATAAGTAAGTATTTTAAATTTGTAGATAATAAAAAGCTTTACAATCATAAAGAACTATTAAAGATATTTGAAGAAGAAGATTGTGACGGATGTTTAATTGATCCATACACAGGAATTAATCACGATAGAAGAATCTCGCAGTTTGAAAGGAATTATCAAATATGTAATGATGTAAGGGAGTTTTGTAATAAAACAGGAAAAACAATGTTTATTGCAATGCATCCACAAACAGAGGCAGCAAGGAGAGTTTTCCCGCCAGATCACGATTTGAACGGACATATACAACCACCAAGAAAAGCAGACTGCGAGGGTGGGCAGGTATTTCCAAATAGAGTTGACAACTTTATTTGTTTACATAGATTGATCTCGCATGATAAACTTTGGATGATGACAGAGGTACACATTTATAAAATTAAAGATAAGGAAACTGGAGGAAAGCCAACAATGTTAAATGAACCTTTAAGGTTTGACTATAATAATGGTTTAGGCTTTACAATAGGAGGTGTAAACGTATTAAAATGAAAACAATGAATGATCTAGACTTTACAATTACAAAAAACAATTTAGAAATATTACTTTTAAAATCACAAGCAAGTTTAAAAGTTGGCAAGGTAACACAAAGCAAATTAGATGCTGTAGAAACGTTGCAAAGCAGTTTAAAATTAATATTAGAGTTAAGAAATATAATTGATGAACTTAATAAAAAAAATACTTTAATTACGTTGCAAAACGTTAAAGCTTATAAAGAAACTGCACAACTTAAAAATAAATTAACTAATTTTAAAAAATGAACAAGATATTTTACTTAATGTTATTATCGCACATACTTTGTTTTATTGCTGGATGCTGCTTTGTTTTATTATTCAAAACATTTATGGAAGATGAAAAACAAAATTAATTTAAATAAACATAGACAAGTTAAAGACAGTTACTATAAAAATGAAAATATTATCAGTAATAGTATAACTTATTTGTGCGCAATATATCCAAATAATGCAGAACTAGGAGCAGCAATAAGAAAACATTTCCAAAAATGAAGATACTTAATTTATATGCTTGTTTGGGTGGTAATCGTTACAAATGGGATGAGGTTACAGACATACAAGTTACTGCGGTTGAGTTAGACCCTGAAGCTGCAAGATTATATCAAGATCGTTTTCTAAATGATACTGTCATTGTAACTGATGCGCATCAATATTTGTTAGGCCACTATAAAGAGTTTGACTTTATATGGAGTTCGCCGCCTTGCCCGACACATAGTAGAGCTAGGTATTGGGGGATAGGTGCTAATGGGAAAAAACCAATATATCCAAATATGAGTTTGTATCAAGAAATTTTATTTTTACAACATCATTTTAAAGGCAAGTATGTAGTTGAAAATGTAATACCATATTACGAACCATTAATTCCTGCAAAGAAAAGAGGTCGGCACTTGTATTGGACAAACTTCAATTTACCAAATATTTTAAGTAAAAGAAAAGTAAAAATTAGCGGAGGTAAAAATGAAGTAAAAAACCTATGTGCATTCCACGATTACGATTTTTTTAAGTACAAAGGAAGTCAACCAACTAATAAAATTGCAAGAAACCTAGTTGACTATGAAGCGGGTAAAACAATACTTGAAACTGTATTAGGAATAACTAGAAAAGAAAATGTCAAACAACAAACTATATTTGATGAATGCTAATAAAAAAGGGAAAAGATTTGAATTAAAAATTGCAAAAGATTTAGCAAAGAAGTTTGATACTAATATTAGAAGAACACCAAACAGTGGAGGACTTTCTATAAAAGGTGATATACTAACAACATCAGGAATTTTAAGTGAATATAGTTGGGAGTGTAAGAACCAAGAAAAGCTTAACATCTGGAAAGCATTACATCAAAGCGAAGGTGATGCAGCAGGTACGAGAAAAACACCAGTTGTAGTATTTACAAAGAATTTTGAAAATGATTATGCAGCTTTAAGGTATGAAGATTTTGTTAATATACTATTAGAACTTAACGAATTAAGGAATGAAAGTGCTTGAACTTTTTGCAGGATCTCGAAGCATAGGAAAAGAAGCAGAAAAACAAGGTTTTGATGTTTTTAGCGTTGATATAAATAATTTTAAAAACATTAATTTAGTTATTGATATTCTTGATTTAGAAAAAAAAATGATTCCATTTAAGCCAGATATTATATGGGCTTCTCCTCCTTGCACCTATTTTAGTGTAGCATCTATAGGACATCATTGGAATGAAGACCACACACCAAAAACTAAAGAAGCTGAATTAGGAATAAAAATATTAAACAAAACATTATCTATTTTTAAATGGTTTCCTAAAGCAAAATTTTATATGGAAAATCCAGTTGGAAAAATGAGAAGAAAAGTAAAAGGAATAGATAGAACTACTATAACCTATTGTAGTTATGGAGACAAAAGAATGAAGCCAACAGATATATGGAGCAACAATATTTATGATATATTTAATATTAATGGTTGGAAGCCAAGACCTATTTGTTATGCTGGTAATAAACATTGTCATCACGAAGAAGCTCCAAGAGGTTCAAAAACAGGAACACAAGGATTGAAAGATAATTACGAAAGAAGTAAAATACCAAATCAGTTATGTAAAGAAATACTTTTAGCAAGTGGAAACAAATGATGTTTTAAACATATTACATAAACATCAAGAAAAATGGTTGCAAATTGCAAAAAATTTATTATATAAAGAGGATGATCAATTAATTAAAGATATAATACAAGAAATGTATTTAAGTATAGCAGAACAATTACATAATAAAAAATTGAAAGCTGATGAGGTAATTATTAATAATAAACCGCATTTTGGTATAATAAAAAAAACTATTTTACAAATAATACAAATAGAAGCAAAACGTAAAAACAAATATAATAAAAATGAAAATTTAGAAATTTTAAATGTAGCTAGCAACGAAAATTCAAAATACCTAGAAGAAGACATTAATAATCTAATAAACAATTTTTATTGGTTTGATAAAAAGCTGTTAAAACTATATACTAAAAAATTTAATAGTGTTAGAAGTTTAGCAAAAGAAACAAAGCTAGGTCATGTTACAGTATTTGAAGTAATTAATAAATGTAAAAAAAAAATAAAAAAACGTTTATATGAAAAGTAAAGGATTAGGTGATAGTATAGAAAAGGTTACAAAAGCGACAGGAATTAAAGCAGCCACAAAATGGATATTTGACAAGTTAGGAAAGGATTGCGGATGCGACAAAAGAAAAGAAAAATTAAATAAATTATTTCCCTATAAACAAATAGAATGTTTAAACGAGGGAGAATATATGTTTTTGAAAAGCTTTTTTAAAATAAATAGATTAATATTATCAGCAAGCGAACAAACTGCGTTATTAGAAATACACAACAGAGTTTTTAACGATAACAAAAAACCTTCAACTTGTGGCAGCTGCGTAAAAGAATTATATAACACAATGAAAAAATTATATAACGAGTATGAAAAAAAGTAAATGGAAAAAAGAAGCAGAAAATAAATTAAAAGAATACTTAAAAAAAAACATACAAATGTATACAAATACAGAACAACAACAGAACAAAAAAAATGAGTAAAGAAGATTTAATACCATATAAAAAAGGTGAGAGCGGAAATCCTGCTGGCAGGCCAAAAGGCAGCAAAAATAGAAGCACAATAATAAAAGAAATATTATCATTATTAGTTAAAACAGATAACCCACAAACAGGCGAGAGTGAATGGCAAACAAACGAATATTTAATGGTGCAAGCCATGGTAGAAAAAGCAATTAAAAAAGGAGATGTGCAGGCATTTAACACTTTGTATGATAATTTATACGGTAGGCTTAAAGATACCGTTGATATGAACACAACTGAAACTGTTAACCATGACTTTAAAAAGTTAATTAGTGGCATTAAGTTTAAGCAGTAAATATAATGTGTTTGCAACATCTGATGCACGTTATTTTATTGTTACAGGTGGACGTGGTTCGGGCAAATCATTTGCAATAAATATAATATTACTATACTTAACGTACCAATCTAATCACACAATTTTATTTACTAGATATACTTTGCGAGCTGCTAGCATTTCAATTATTCCAGAATTTATTGAAAAGTTAGAATTGCTAAATGTTATTAATAATTTTACAATAACAAAAGATGAAATAATTAATAAATCTAATGGTAGTAAAATAATATTCAGAGGGATAAAAACCTCATCAGGAGATCAAACTGCAAATCTTAAATCATTACAAGGCATCACTACCTGGGTTATGGATGAAGCAGAGGAGTTAAACAATGAAAACATTTTTGATAAGATTGATTTGTCTGTTAGAAATATAGCTCAAGATAATAGAGTTATATTAATATTAAACCCAAGTACAAAAGAACATTTTATTTATCAACGTTGGTTTGAAAGCAGGGGAGTCGAAGCAGGTTCAAACATAACTAAAGATGACACAACATACATTCATACAACGTATTTAGATAATATTGAAAACCTATCACCTAGCTATTTAAAGCAAATACAAACAATGAAAGAAAGAAGGCCCGAACGTTATAAACATACTATTGAGGGTGCATGGCTAGATAAAGCAGAAGGTGTTATATTTACTAATTGGTCAATAGGTGAATTTAAACAAGTTAATAAAATTGTATTTGGACAAGACTTCGGATTTTCGAATGATCCAAGTAGTTTAGTTAAAACAAGTATAGATAAACAAAATAAAGTTATTTATGTTCAATTATGTTTTTACCAGCCTAAACTAACTACAAGCGAAATATCAGTATTAAATAAAAAGTTTGCTGCTGATCATTTAATAGTGGGTGATAGTGCTGAACCAAGACTAATAAACGAATTAAGCAAAGATTGTAATATTGTGCCTGCAATAAAAGGACAAGGTTCAATTACATTTGGAATAAGTTTACTGCAAGATTATGATTTAATAATTACAGAAGATAGCACAGATTTAATTAAAGAGCTTAACAATTATTGTTGGCTAGAAAAGAAATCACAAACACCAGTTGACAATTTTAACCATGCTATTGATGCATTGAGGTATGCAGTTAGCTATCAATTACAAAACCCAAGTTTAGGCGAGTATTATTTATATTAAATAAAATGAAGATTGTTATAGCCCCCCTTAAGGCCCCCTTAAGCATTAAGATAAGAAAAGATAAGATAAGATATATAAGTGAAATTTTTTTTAATTTCGTACATAACACTAAACAATTTTTTTTACATTATATATATAAATGAAAGTTAAAATTAACATACCTAATAAACTTGAAGAAATTACTTTAAAGCAATACCAAAAATGGTTAAAGATTGCAGAAGGTAAAGAAGACGAAAACTTTATTAAGCAAAAAATGATTGAAATATTTTGCAATATACCTTTAAAACAAGTATTACAAATTAAACTTTCTGACGTAGATATTATTTGTCAAACGATCAATGAAGTATTTGAAAAAAAGCCTGTGTTTAAAAACAAGTTTGTATTTAATGAAATTGAATTTGGTTTTATTCCTAAATTAGATGACATCACACTAGGTGAGCACATAGATTTAGAAACTTATTTAAATGACTTTGAATACATGCATAAAGCCATGAGTGTTTTATATAGGCCTATAACATATAAAAATAAAGATCAATATTTAATTGAAGATTACGAAGGTTCTAATAAATATAATTTAGAAAATATTAGTTTAGATATTGCACTAGGTGCAAGTGTTTTTTTTTGGAATTTAAAAAAAGAATTATTGACCAATATTCTGAACTATTTACAAACACAAACGGAAGTGGAGATACCACAAAATTTGCTGGATTTTCTCAAAAATGGGGATGGTATCAATCAATTTACGGGCTATGTAAAGGAGACATATTAAAAATAGATGAGGTTACAAAAATGAATTTACACACTTGTTTGACACATTTAACTTTTGAAAAGGAAAAAGCAGAACTTGAAAAACACATATTGAATAGAAATGCAAAGAGATGAAATACTAAAACAATTAATGGAGCGAGAGCTATTTAGTAAAGACGAATATTTAATTCTACCAGATGGTTTTGAAGATGCATTTTTAGGAGTCACAGCCATTAAACCTAGCAAAGCAGTTTACAGCTATTGGAAATGTTTAGATATTATAATGCAACAAGACGGTACAGACTTTGACGAATCTATTGACTGGCTTGATGAATTTACAAATGAAGATTTAGGAGTTCACACTCCAATATATATAAAATTAATATGAATACTTATTATAATATAATAGACAAAATAAAAGAAGTTATAAGTGCAGAACCTTTTAACAATGAAGTAACATTTGGCGATATATCTAAAATTGATTTAAAAAAACAAAGTTTATTCCCTTTGGCTCATGTATTGGTAAATAACGCAACAATATTAAACAACTATACAATTTTTAATGTTAGTATTTTCTTCATGGATATTGTAGATATTAGCAATCAGCAAACTAATGATGAATTTAATGGCAACAATAATTTACACGACATTTTAAATACACAATTTGCACTAGCTACTAGAGTCAAAAGAGTATTACAAAAAGCGGATTTATATAGAGATGATTTTGAGTTGAATACAGATGCAACTTGCACACCGTTTACAGAAAGATTTGATAATTTACTAGCTGGATGGGAAGTCACTTTTGATATAGGAGCTAAAACTGAAATGTCATATTGCTAATGAGTGAGTTTAAAAAAATATTAGAAAAATACGCAAAGTATGTAATACAACAGTCAAGAAGTAATTTGACTAAAGGCAAAATAAATGCATCTAAAAAATTATCCAATAGTTTAAGTTTTAAAATAGAAAAAAACAGAGTAATTTTTGAGAGTGAAAAATATGGAGAATTTATTGATCAAGGAGTCAAGGGGGCTAAATCAACATATCCCGAAAGTAATAACAGCCCATTTAAATACACTAATAAACAACCACCTTCAAGTGTTCTTGATAAATGGACAATTCGTAAAGGTATTGCGCCTAGAGATAAACAAGGAAAATTTATTAATAGAAAATCATTAACTTTTTTAATTGCAAGAAGTATAAAAAACAAAGGTATTAGAGCAACAATGTTTTTTACAAAGCCATTTGAAAAGGGGGTTGACAAATTTAGCGACGAAATGATTCAAGGAATTTTAAACGATATTGAAGTATGAGTACAATAATAAGAACAAGAAGCCCATTTTTTATAAGAACACCAGAAGAAACAAGTTCAGATTTAGATTATTTTGAAATTGTTATTTCTTTGTTTTCAGGTGATCTCTCTGATAAGACAACACCATTATGCGAAGATTTTTCAGATAGTGTGACATTAATTAAAAAACCAATAAATAGTGAAAATTCAGTTAGTGTTGAAATAAACGAAATTGTAAATAATTATTTAAGTCAGAATATTAACCCTGCAGATATTAAAGACCCATACAGAAAATACCAGTCAATGTGGGTTGACGTTAGCACAAGGCCATATAAAGCAGATGGAACAGCAATAACAACAGCAACAACAAATACATATTTAGCACAGGAAGGTTATAACGATTTTACAGACGGTGTAAACTTTACAACAAACCCAAATGCTATGATTACAGCAAATTATATTCAATATAAAAAAGGTGATATTATTACAATTCCTGTTAATGCTGAAATAGTAAACAAAGTTGAATTTATAAACGTCAATGGCGGTGTTGCGCAAACAAACAATATTTCATTTACAGATAATGCGCCAGACATTATTAATTATTCAAGTGCGGACACCTCATCACTACCTAGAGACATTTTAAGTATTGTTATAACTTATGATACTTCAACTACAAGAACAATAAAAGTTGAACCTATAGAAGAATGTAAGTATTCAGTTTTTAAATGTACTTTTTTAAATAAGTTTGGAGCTTATCAAGACGTATATTTTTTCAAAAAATCGGTTGAAAGTCTAGAAACTAAAAAAGAAAATTACAATAGAAGTGTTTTTCATGCTAACTATATTTACAAAGAAACTGTTGGGTTAACCTGTGAAATTAAAAGCAAATTCAATACATACTCTTTAAATGAACATAGCAACAAAGTTTATAATACAAACGGACAAGAAACTTTAGAATTAAACACAGGTTTTGTTAGTGAGCTAATGAATGAAACATTCAAGGAACTTTTAGTTAGTGAATACGTTTATTTGACTGATAGTGCTGGAAGTAGATATCCTGTTAATTTAAAAGATAGTTCATTGACTTACAAAACAAGTTTAAATGATAAACTAATAAATTATACAATGAGCTTTGAAAAGTCATTTACCTATATTAATAATATTAGATAATGCAAGAGCTAATTTTATATATAAAGCCAAAAGTAATACCAGCAAATCAAACAGCGCAAAAGTTTGAAAGAGTTGATTTAATAGAAGCGGAACTAATTACATTAACACAGGTTATTCAAGATGTTAAGGAGATTGATAAAATATTTACTGACTTTTCAAGAACGTTTAATTTGCCTGCTTCAAAGGTTAATAACAAAATATTTCAACATTGGTATAATGACGATGTAATTGGATTTGACAATCATATAATGAGTGATGCTATTATTGAATTAAATCATTTACCTTTCAAAATTGGTCAAATCAAACTTGAATCAGTTGTTATGAAAAACAACAGGCCAAGTTTATACAAAGTAACTTTTTTCGGCAATACTGTTTCATTAAATAATTTAATTGGAGAAGATAAATTGGAGGACTTAAACTGGTTAAGTAATTTTGATTTTTTAAATACGTTTCCAAACATATTAGATGGTTTTAAAAATGGTTTAGACGTTACAGTGGATTCTGTTAATTACACAGATGCAATAATCTACCCATTATTAACTCACACACAATCATATATTTATGATAGTGGTGGACAATTTGATAATTTTACAAATATAGCTTTTGGAACTGATGTAAATGATGATAGGCGAGGAGTATTTCCCGAAGATTTAAAACCTGCTATAAAAGTAAGTTTGGTATTAAAGGCTATTGAACAACAATATGGTTTAACTTTTAAAACAAGTGAATTTTTTGATAGTTCTGTTTTTACAAACATGTATTTATGGCTGCATCGTGAAAAGGGTAAAATAGATCAGACTATAAAATCAGAATTAATAATTAATACAAGTTTCACATGTACAAACCCAACTGTACTCGGCCAAGATTTGACAAATCCAATTGATAAATGTACTTTTTTTGCAAACACAACAGAATCAAAATTTAATAACGGTAAATTTGAAATACAAAAAACAGAGGATTTCTTTTATTACTCTTATTTAGTAGAAATAACCCCAACTGTTTCTACACAAGAATACACTATTGAGGTCATTGATGATTTAACAGGTGAAACATTAGCTGTAAGAAATGGAACAGGAGCTCAATCGCTAACAATCACACTTGATACGGTTGACGATAAAATGCAAATAGGAGATAAAAAAAACTTAATAACAAAAATAAGTTCAAACAATCAATTAACATTTACAAGTCAATTTGCAATATTAGTAGTTGAAGTGAAGCCTATACCAAATGATTTATCTATTACGAATTTTTATACTTTACCATCTAATTATGACGGTGAAGTTAAGTTGGGCGATTATGATTCATCTTCAATAGGTGGAAATCCAATTAATAAAAACCTTTTAATAGTTTCAAATTTTCAGAGCGGTTCTTTAACAACAGCAAATGAAAACATATCAATAAGAAATAACACACCAAAAATAAGCGTTTTAAACTTTTTAAAAGGGTTATTTAAAATGCACAACTTAACTGCTTTTGTTAATACAGACAATGAAATAGTTGTTAAGACTTTAGATGACTTTTATAGTGGTGATACAATAGACATAAGTAAGTTTGTTGTTACTGATCAGCATACGGTGGAAGCAAATTTGCCATTCACAGAAGTTGACTTCCAATATAAAGAACCAAAAACAATTTTAGCACAACAATTTTTACAAACAAACAATAAAAGGTTTGGCGAGCTTGAATTCAAAACAACTGCAAGCGATGAAAAGATTTATTTAGTTGAAGCACCATTCGAACATATGATGTTTGAAAGGTTAAACGATCAAAGCGATGGAAGTCAAACAGATATTCAATATGGGGCTTTTATAGATGACGATTTAAACCCAAGTATTGGCGCACCTCTTTTGTTTTATGGTGTTTACCAAGAAAATATCAGTAAACAAATTAATTACGTTGAAACGACAAGGCCCGAAAGCGGAACACCTTCAACAGGCACGCAACGATCTATTAACGACTATTGGATGCCGAGCAACTACAATGAACTAGGCGCAAGTTCAACTCCTCCTGCATTTAATTTAAATTTCGGCAGTGAAATAAACGAATATAATTTAACTGATTATGGAGGTGTTAACAATAGCTTGTTTGAAAAGTATTATACAAATTATATAACTAGAATATTTAATAAAAAAACTAGACTATATAAATTAAAGGCAATACTACCATTGAAAGAACTTTTAAAAATATCATTAGACGATAAAATAATAGTAGGCACAAGAGAATTTACAATTAATAAAATGACTACTAAATTACAAAGCGGAGAAACACAATTTGAACTATTAAGTGAAGCACCATGAAAATAATATTAGAGGCATTAGCATTTTGTAAAGAGCACAAATTATATGATAAAAATATCAATATTGCATTGGGGAAAAACAAAGTACCACTTACAATTAAAGAAGGTTTACAACAATTAAAATATAAAAAATGATTACAAAAATATTTGAATTTGTAGCGAAAACGGATAAAGCGGAAAAGGACGTTAAAGACTTTTCAAAAAGCATTGAGGGAGTTAACGAAAATTTGAATCAAACTAATAAAGATGTTAAAGAACTTAATAAAAGCGGGAAATCATTTGACACGTTAAAAAAAGGTGCAAAAGGTGTTGCGGGCGGTTTCAAAGCTATGGGAACAGCTTTAAAAGCAGCGGGTATTGGTTTAATTATTGGAGTATTTGTAACTTTAAAAGAATTATTACAAGAAAATCAAAAAGTAGTTGATGTTTTTAATATAGCTTTTGAAAGTTTGTCTTTAGCTTTTAGTGACTTTTTTAATTTTATTAGCAAGAATATTGGAACAGTAACAAAGTTTTTTAAATCAATTTTTGAAAATCCTCTTGAAAGTGTAAAGGCACTAGGGGAAGCAATAAAAAACAATATTATTGAAAGGGTTAAATCTGCTCTTGATGTATTTGGCTTTTTGGGAAAAGCTATGCAAAAACTTTTTGCTGGTGATTTTAAAGGCGCAATTAATGAAGTAAAAAACGCTGGAGTTGAATTTGCAGACGTACTCACGGGAGTTGATAACAGCGTTGAAAAAGTTACAAATGTCGTTAGTGAGGGAGTGGAAGCGATCACAGAGTATACTAAATCAACTGTTGAGGCAGCAACTGCAAACGTTGAACTAAAAAAACAAGCTGAATTAGCAGCTGTAGCAAATCAAGGTTTAATTGAAAAGTTTGACAGGCAAGCAGAACAGCAGCGACAAATAAGAGATGATGAGCGAAAAAGTATTGAAGAAAGAAAAAAGGCAAATGATGAACTAGGCTTAATTCTTGAAAAACAAGAAAAAACAATGTTGCAAAATGCTCAAACCACATTGAGAGCAGCGCAAGCAACACTTGACAAAGATAAAAACAACGTTGAATCAATAAAGGCTGTGATGGAAGCAGAAAACGAATTGGCAGCAGTTCGTGCACAGGTCGAAGGTTTTAGATCAGAACAGTTAGTCAATCAAGCAGCATTAGAAAAAGAAGAAAAAGAACTAATAAATTCCAAGTTAGAATCACAAGCAAATTTATCAATAGAACAAAAAAGATTTAACGCTGAACAAATAGAAGATAATTTACAAAGGTTAGAAAGACAAAAAGAAATTGATGAAGAAGAAAGAGAACTGCAAACAGCAAGACTTCAAACTGTTATTGATAATGCTAATGCTGGAACTCAAGCAAAAATAGATGCAGAAATTGCACTTAATGAATTTTTACAGCAGGCGGGTCAACAAGAAATAACAAGAGAAACAGAAATTGCAGAAGCCAAAAAATTAATTAAAGAAAAAGAAGTTCAAGAAAATGACCTAGCAAATGAAAAACAAAGGGCAAGCGATGAAAGATTGCAAAAAGCTAAAATACAAAGTCTTTCAAATACTTTAACAACAATTTCAAATTTAAGCGAAATTTTTGCAGGGGAAAGCGAAAAAGAACAAAAGAGAGCATTTAACATACAAAAAGCAGTTAGCATAAGTCAAGGGTTAATAAGTACTTTTGAAAGTGCTGTACAATCTTACAAATCACTTGCAGGCATTCCAGTTGTTGGCCCAGGTTTGGGTTTTGCTGCTGCGGCTGCTGCTGTGTCTGCTGGTTTAGCAAATGTAAATCAAATTAGAAAACAAAAATTTCAAGCTCAAGGTGGTGGCGCAACTACTTCACCAACGCAAAGCACTTCTAGTTTATCTAGTGCAACAGCAACTGCTGAAACTAGTGCACCAAATTTTAACGTAGTTGGTCAAAGTGGTTTTAATCAAATTGCGGATGCATTAGGACAGCAGCAACCTGTACAAGCTTTTGTTGTGGCTAGCGAAGTAACAACACAACAACAACTAGACAATGCGATTGTAAGTACAGCAACATTAGGAAATTAAAAAACAAATAAAATGAATATAGTAGAATTATTATTAGATGAAGAAAACGAGGTTACAGGCATTGAAGCAGTTTCCATCGTTGAAAATCCAGCAATAGAAAGTGATTTCATAGCACTAGCAGAACAAGAAATAAAACTTGCAAAGGTAGATGAGGACAAACGTATTTTAATGGGTGCAGCCTTAATACCGAACAAACCTATTTTTAGAAAGCAAAATGATGAAATGTTTTATGTTTACTTTTCAAAAGAAACTGTGAGAAGGGCGGCAGAATTGTTTTTTAAAAATGGAAATCAAAACAATGCTACTTTAGAGCATAGCATGGGAATTGAAGATTTAACGGTTTTTGAAAGTTGGATTGTAGAAGATACTAAAATGGATAAATCGGCAAAATATGGTTTAGACGTACCAGAAGGAACATGGATGATCAGCATGAAAGTTGAAAATGATGAGGTTTGGAATGACTATATAAAAAGCGGAAAAGTAAAAGGTTTTAGTATAGAAGGTTATTTCGCAAATCGTGCTAAAATTAAAAGAGATAATTCAAAACAAGAAATGCAAGCTATTTTAGAAAATGAAGCCATTTACATGTTAAACACTATTAGAGGTTTAATAACAAATGATAGAAGAACAAGAAATGGAAAAAAAATAACTTTAGAAACTTACAATGATTATCCAAGTGGTGTTAGCAATAATGCAAAAAAAGGTATTGAATTAAATGAAAAGGTTAACAATAAATGTGCAACGCAAGTAGGCAAAATAAGAGCTACACAATTAAGAGACAAAAAAAATATTAGTGTTGAAACTATTAAAAGAATGTATAGCTTTTTAAGTAGAGCAGAGGAATATTATGATGAAAACGATAATGAAGCGTGTGGAACTATTTCCTATTTATTATGGGGAGGCAAAGCGGGGTTAAGGTGGTCAGCAAGTAAGCTTAAGGAATTAGGCGAAATTAATTTAACCTCAATGCTTATAAATGATGACTTTGCTATTATTGATGATAGACTAGCATATAGCACACAAGAAAAAGCAGAGGAAATGGCTGTTAATATAGGGTGTAAAGGTTTTCACGTTCATGAATTTGAGGGCAAAGATTGGTACATGCCTTGTGAAAAGCATATTAGTGATAAAATGTATAAGACTAAATGTCCAAAAGGTTTTAAAAAAAAGGATGGTAAATGCGTTAAAAAAAAAAGTAGTTATGCAGAAGTAGGCCCAAGAGGAGGTATTAAAAAAAGCCCAAAAGCACCAGCAAGTGGAACACCTAACAAAAACCCAAAAGGAAAAGGAACTGCAAAAGGTGATGCTTCTACAAGTAGAGGTGCAAAGGTAAGCAAACAAGATGAAGCAACACTTCAGAAAAAAAGTGATGAATTTAATGAAAGGTATAAGAAAAAATTAGGTTATGGTGTTACAATAGGCCAATTAAAAACTGTATTCCAAAGGGGTTTAGGTGCTTTTAACGTTTCACACAGCCCAAGAGTGACAAGCGCAAAACAATGGGCTTTAGCTAGAGTAAACGCTTATTTATATTTAGTAAGAAACGGAAGGCCGCAAAACGCGAAATATACAGGTGATTTTGATCTATTGCCTGCAAAACACCCAAAGTCACCAAAAAACAAATAAATGAAAGTAATTGAAAAGGCTTCATATATTTTATTGATTGGCGATTCATGTTTAGATTTATTTAATTATTACAAAAAAGATTTTATACATGGTTTAAATAAAGAAGACTGTAAATGTTATAATGAAACTAATTTAAATGCATATATAGCTGGCTTAAGTAACGAAAGCCCAAACGATAAAATAAATAATAAGCCTTTTGTTTTTATTAATGCAAAGAGATTAAATAAAACGTATAAAGATTATTTACTTATAAATCATGAATTTTTGCACTTGTCATTTAGAAAACATGATTATGATATAAATAAAGAAGAACAAATTATTACATGGGCAGAATTAGAAACGATTAAAACAATAGAAAATATAATAAAATGAAAAGAAGAAGAAAAAACAAAACAGTTAGCAGAACGTCTCCAACAAATGACAAAAGGGCTTGTTTATGTGAGGATAATACATACAGCACTAAATGTTGTGACGGTTCACACCAAGCACAGGGAATTGGGCCTATATAAAAAAAATATTTAAAAATTAATAACACTTAAAGTATTTTTTTACATTATATATATATAATAAAAAAAGTTATGAAGGCAAACGATATATTAAACAAGATAAAAAATATTGTCGGTGTGGAACTTTCAGAAGAAAAAACAGAATTAGCAGAAATGACACTAGAAAATGGAACTGTACTTGTTGCAGAAGCATTTGAAAAGGGTGAGTCTATTTTTATTAAAACAGAGGAGGAGCAAATTGCACTTCCTGTTGGTGAATATAAAATGGAAGATGGCAAAATTCTTGTAGTTACAGAAGAGGGTTTGATCGATAGTATAAAAGAAGCAGTCACAGAGGAAGAAGAAGAAGAAAAAGAACTTTCAGAAGAAAACATCACAGAAGAAGTTGAAACGGAAATGGAAGAAGAAAAAGAGGAAATGTATGTGACAAAAGAAGAATTTTCAGTGGCTATGAATGAGCTTAAGAAAATGATTGAAGAAATGAAAGAAGTTAAAGAAAAAGAAGATTTATCAAAAGAAGCAGAACAAATTGAAATGTCTGCTGAACCTATTAAACACAATCCAGAAGAAAAGAAACAAAAAGTTAATTTCAAAATTGGTGGAAGTAGAACTAACACTACAATGGATACAGTTTATAGTAAAATTTTTAACAATAATTAAATAAAAAAAAATGGCAACAACAACAAGTGTAGGGACTAGCTATGCAGGTGAATTTGCAGGAAAATATATTTCTGCAGCACTTTTAAGTGGTTCAACAATAGAAAACGGTTTGATCACCGTAAAACCTAATGTAAAGTATAAAGAGGTTTTAAAGAAAGTGGCAACTGATGCAAATATTATTAAGGATGCAAACTGTGATTTTTCAGCAACGGGTGCAGTTACTTTAACTGAAAGAATATTGCAACCAGAAGAATTTCAAGTAAATTTAGAATTTTGTAAAAAAGATTTTAGAGATGATTGGGAAGCAGCACAAATGGGAATATCTGCTTTTGATAATATGCCTCCTAAATTTTCTGATTTTATAATCGGGCACGCTGCTGGATTGGTAGCAGAAAAGACTGAAAACAACATATGGAGTGGACAGACAGGAAACGCTGGCGAGTTCGACGGTTTCTATTATTTAGCAACTGCTGGAGGTTCTGGGTGTGTCTCTGTATCTGGTTCGCCTTTAACTGCTGGCAATATCATTGACGAAATTGGAAAAGTGGTAGACGCTATACCAAGCGGAGTTTACGGAAAAGAAGATTTACATATTTATGTATCAAGAAAAGCTGCTAAATTATATGTTAGAGCTTTAGGTGGATTTGGTGCTAACGGTTTAGGAGCTGCTGGTGTTAATGCACAGGGTACACAATGGTGGAATAACGGAGCACTTTCTTATGATGGTGTTAAAGTTGTTATTGGTGCTGGTTTACCAGATGATTCAATGATGGCTGCTCAAAAATCTAACTTATTCTTTGGTACTGGTTTATTAAGCGACCACAATGAAGTTAAACTAATTGATATGGGAGATCTTGACGGTTCACAAAACGTAAGATTAGTAATGAGATTTACTGCTGGTGTTCAGATTGGAATCACTTCTGACGTAGTTATCTACGCTTAACAAATTAATTAATAACGAGGGCTTGAAATAGCCCTCTATTTAAACATAATAACATGGCATGCGATTTAACAAAAGGAAGGGCTTTAAACTGTAAAGACGTTGTTGGCGGTGTGGTACGTGCGTGGCTTATTGACTTTGGCGATTTAGGAACAGTTACACAAACTGACGATGAAATTACAGACGTCTCTGGCACATTTAACGCTTATCAATATGACTTGAAAGGAACAAACAGTTTAGAACAAGCAATTACCTCATCAAGAGAAAACGGAACTACATTTTTTGAGCAAACTATTACTTTAACTTTACCAAAATTAACAAAAGAAGACAACAAAGAACTAAAATTAATGGCATTTGGAAGGCCACATGTTTGTCTTGAAGACAGGAACGGAAATTTTATGCTTTGCGGCTTGGAACATGGCTGTGAAGTGACTGGCGGTAGTATTGCAACAGGAACAGCATTTGGAGACTTATCGGGATATTCTTTAACTTTAGCGGCTACAGAAACAAAGCCTGCTAACTTTATTAATGGTGGTAACTCTGGAAACCCATTTGCTGGATGTTCTTCTGCTACTCCAACAGTTGTAGTAGGAACAAACAGTTAATAAAAATATTCAATTCTAGGATTGTTTTTTTCATAGTTTAGTTGATTGAAGGGGAGGGAATTTAAAAAAACCTCCCTTTTTTATTTTAAAATAATGCAAATATTAAAGAAAAGCGGCACAAGAGTTATTAATTTTATACCTAGACAAACAATACTAGCAACTAAAACTTACAGTATTACAGTAAAGGATGAAGCAAGAAACAGGGAACTTTTCACAGATAATGACGCTAGTTTTATTGAATTAGCTTATTTTTATACATATTCAACATCACAAGTTTTGATTGAAAATAATTACTATACTATTACAATTACAAACACTACAGATAATATAATAATTTTCAAAGATAAAATGTATTGCAGCAATCAAACGTTAAGTGATTACGAAATTAGCAACGGTGTTTATATAGAGCAGAGCACAGGAGATAATCAATTTATTTATTATAATGGATAATTTACATTTAATACAATTAAACGAATACGAAAGGCCAACAATAACGGAGGAAAGAAACAGGGATTGGGTAGGCATTGGAGACAACAACGATTATTATCAAAGTTTAATTGATGCTTATATGGATAGCACTACAAATAACGCTGTTATTAATGGTGTGGTTAACCTTATTTATGGAAAAGGCATTGATGCGACAGATTCAAATAAAAAGCCCGAGCAATACGCACAAATGAAAAGCTTGTTAAAGCCAAAAGATTTAAGATCGGTTTGTCAAGATTTAAAAATATTAGGGGAAGCATGTTTCCAAATTACTTATAATAACAATAAAATTTCAGCAATTACACATTTTCCACGTGAAACTTTAAGAGCTGAAAAAATGAATGAAAACGGAATTATTAAAAATTATTTTTATGCACCAGATTGGTCAAAAGTAAATAGAAACACAAAGCTCACAAAATTTCCTGTTTTTGGTAGTGGTGCACAAAATGAAATATATATTGTAAAAAGAAGTTTAACAGGTTTTTATTACTATTCACCTGCGGACTATCAGACAAGTTATGCAATACTAGAGAAAGAAATTGCAGACTACTTGATAAATGACACTTGCAACGGTTTTAGCGGCACTAAAGTAGTCAATTTCAATAATGGGGTGCCGGATCGTGAAAAACAACTACAAATTAAACATGATGTATTAAATAAATTAACGGGCAGTCATGGTGAAAAGGTGCTTATTGCATTTAATAATAATGCAGAAAGTAAAACTACTATTGATGACATCCCTTTGAATGATGCGCCTAGCCATTATCAGTTTTTGTCTGAAGAATGTCAAAGAAAAATATTAGTAACTCACAGAGTTACGTCGCCATTGTTAATTGGTTTAGGTTCTGCAAATGGCTTTTCAAGTAATGCAGATGAGATTAAAAATGCAACACTATTATTTGACAATATAGTTATTAAGCCTTATCAAAATTTAATTGTTGATTCACTTGATGAAATATTAGCTTACAATGATATTTCATTAAACTTATATTTTAAAACACTTGAACCATTAGAGTTTATGGAACTTGACGATGTAGTTAGTGAAGAACAAAGAGAGGAAGAAACAGGAGTCAAAGAAGAGCAAGAACTTGAAATCATGGCTTCTAAACAACTCAAAGACAATGAAAGTGATAAACTACTTGCAGAAGCCTTAAACACTCTTAAAGGCGAAATTATGGATTCAGATGAATTTGAAATGATTGACATTAGAGATGTTGACGATGAAAATGAAAGTGTAGAAGATTGGGCAAATGACATGCTTAAATTAAGTATTGAAAACAAAGAAGATGGCTTTTCAATATTAGATAAGTCATTTTACAAGATTAGATACAAATATGTAAAAGGAAGTAGAAAAAAGCAAAAACACCCCTCAAGATCATTTTGTGAAGAAATGATGGCGCGAACAAAACGTGGCATAGTTTATAGATTAGAAGACATTGACAAAGCAAGCAGGCAAATGAATTTTAAGGCTGCTAAATTACCAATGCACAATGATAAAAATTATGATTTGTTTAAATTCAAGGGCGGTGTTTATTGCAGACATAAATGGCAACAGGTTTTGTATAAGGTGAAGAATTTAGATGAAAAAGGAAGTAAAGATTTAGAAGATTATAAAAAAGTTAAATCTATTCCTAAAACGTACAAAAGAAGCCCTGCAGGAACTAAAAAGGCGGTTAAAGCACCTGTTAACATGCCTAATAATGGTCACCACCCAAACTATAAAAAATGAGCAAAGCACTATTTATTACAAGACATGATATATCAGTTTTTACAGCTGCAAATGGTAATATTGACAATGATAAGTTGTTACCATTTATTAACCAGGCGCAAGACATACATCTACAAAATTATCTAGGAACTGACTTATACAATAAAATCCAAGCTGATATTGTTGCAGGCACTTTAATAGGGAACTATTTAAATTTAGTTAATGACTATATTAAAGACATGCTTTTACATTGGTCAATGGTCGAATATTTGCCTTATGCAGGTGTCAATATTGCTAATGGTGGTATATATACAAAGAACCCAGAAAACAGCACAGCACTAACAAAAGAACATGTTGACAGCTTAATAGAAAAAAGCAGAACAACGGCGCAATTTTATACAAACAGATTTATAGATTATATGAGTTTTAATAACGAATTATTTCCAGAATATAACAGTAATAGTAATGAAGATATTTCACCAGACTACAAAGCGGATTTTGGCGGTTTGGTACTTTAAAAAAATAGATTATGGCAGTTACAAACGGATGGGGGCAAGCAGCAAAGAACAACACAAATGGTTATGGAAAACTAGCCACAAATAACATTGGCGCAGGTTCTATTTATGAAGATAGTTACGCAGGTGATACTGCTTTGATTGGAGTAAGTGCTGCTTTTAGTTATTCAGCATCATCATTTACACAAGCTGATTCAAATCCTACTCCAACTATAACAGGAACAACAGGCGGTACGTTTAGCGGCACAAGTGGTTTAGTGTTTGTTAGTACTTCAACAGGTGAAATTAATTTAAGTGCTTCTACTATTGCAGCTCACGTTGTGACTTATACTGTTGACGGTGTTAGTTCAGATTTTAGTTTATCTGTTACCGCTGCACCGTTTGCAAATCAATTTAGTTTTGAATTTGACGGAGTAGATGAAAATTTAGGGCTAGACGCTACTTTTAACGTAACTGGAGGGCTTACTCTCTCTTGTTGGATTAAGTATGATGCAAGTAACAATTCTCTTGCATATTGGATTACTAATGGAGCGTTGGGTGGTACAGGCAATATAATCACTACAAGATTTAGCGGAAATAGTTGGTTTAATCTTATTAACGGTAGTCCAGTATATACTGGTGTAACTGGTTTAGGAGATAATAATTGGCATCACATAGCACAAACTATAAACTATTCAAATGGTGATGTAAAGTACTATAAAGATGGAGTGCAAAGCTCAAATACATACACTTTTGGTAGTGCCATGACCACGGCGATAATTAAAAATATAGGAGCTCAAAATAACTCGGGTGCGTCAGCTTACAATGGTTTAATTGATGAGTTTGCAGTTTTTGAAAGTATTGTTAATATTAGTGATTTATATAATTCAGGAAAACCTGGAGATTTAAATTCATTATCTCCAGCATTGTGGTTAAGAATGGGCGAAGAAGCAACATTTAGCGGTGGAAACTGGACATTAACTGATCAAGGTAGCGGTGGAAACAATGCAACAAGTAACAACATGGAAGAGGCAGACAGGAAAGCTGATACACCTTAAAATATAAAAAATGGAAAACAATAGAACATATACAATTTTAAATATTTCAGATTTAGCAAACGTTGATTTCTCACAAGTTGGCGAAACAAGTCAAAACACAATTAGGAAGTCATTAGATGAAACGCAATTTGTAATAAAATACAATACAACACCAACATTCATTAGTGATGGAACTGTAACACCTGTTGAGGTTTTAAGTTATACCGAAGTTTTGCAACTAATGTCAACAGATCAATGGAGTGAACCTATTGAATGAAATATATTTTTAGCATATTAGCAAGGCCTAAA